GCTTTGCAAAAAGCGAACTTGGACGCATTCATTCCCAGCTCCCCCTAAAGGAGTTGGCAGCAGAGTATACGAACCTTAGCCATAAGAGCAAGCGAGGCAAC